TGACATCGTAAATGAGGCAATCGCTGGAGATCTTGACGATCACCCTGTTGATATTGAGCTTTCTAATCTTAAAGTGTCTGACGCTGTTAAGACACGCATTCGCGAGGAGTTTGACAACGTATTGTCACTCCTCGATTTTGATCAAAAGGCGTATGACATCTTTCGTAGATGGTATATTGATGGTCGCCTCTATTACCATAAGATGATTAACCCTGATAATCCTAAGGAAGGGATTACAGAGTTGAGGTATATTGATCCTCGCAAAATCAAAAAAGTTATCGAGTATGATAAACCCAAGGATCGGATATCTCCATCAGATCCACAGGTTAACGTGCTGATTCCTAAGGCAATTGAATATTATATTTACGCTCCTAAGGGTCTACGCGGTTACGAAAACAATGGAATTAAGATTGCTCCTGATGCAATTTGTTTTGCACACTCAGGACAACTTGATATGCAACGTAACTGTGTGTTGTCACACCTACATAAAGCAATCAAGGCACTCAATCAACTGAGAATGATTGAGGATTCGCTTGTTATTTATCGTCTCTCTCGCGCACCTGAGCGTAGAATTTTCTACATCGATGTGGGCAACCTGCCTAAGCAAAAGGCAGAGCAATACCTCCGAGAGGTGATGTCTCGCTATAGAAACAAGTTGGTATACAATGCTGACACTGGTGAGATTCGTGATGACAAGAAATTCATGTCTATGCTGGAAGACTTCTGGCTGCCAAGACGTGAAGGTGGACGCGGCACTGAGATCACCACATTACCAGGTGGACAAAACCTAGGTGAGTTGGAGGATGTCAAGTATTTCCAGAAGAAACTGTATCGCTCACTCAACGTACCTGAGTCACGTTTAGAATCTGACTCTTCTTTCAACGTTGGTAGGTCTGCAGAGATCACTCGCGATGAAGTTAAATTCCAAAAGTTTGTTGTTAGACTCCGTAAGAAATTCTCGGATCTTTTCAATGATCTGATGAAGACACAACTTGTCCTTAAAGGTGTGTTTACTTTAGAAGAATGGGAAGATGCAAAGGAACATATTCAATATGATTTCATTGCAGACAACTACTTCTCTGAGCTGAAAGAGCAAGAGATCATGACTGCCCGTATGGCATTGCTTGAGCAGATGGATCCATACGTGGGTCGTTACTTCTCAATCGAATACATGCGTCGTCAGGTTCTTAAGCAATCAGACCTCACCATGCAAGATATTGACAAAGAGATGGAGAAAGAAATTGCCGAAGGTAAGGCAATGGATCCCATGGCCATGCAACAAATGGAGCATGAGCAGATGGCACTATCTCTAGAACCTGAGCCAGTTGATCCTCAGCAACAAGCTATGGACCAATACGCGGACCAGGGAATCGATCCCGCAGATCGTAAAAAAGGAGATATCTAAATAGTAATATTGAATTAATTATTAATTATGCCTACTCAACCTGCGCTTGATATCATCGACGCACTATTTGCAGGTCAAAAAGACCTCTCTGATTATGTAGATACTGCTATGAAAACTGTAGCAGTTGACCATCTTGATAATAAAAAACAAGAAATTGGCAAGCAAATGTTTGCCACAACCGAAAACCCACCAGAGGAAACATCAAATGAGACTGATCAGGGAGGAGATTGAATCCGCCAAGGTTACTATCACCGAAGGTAAGAATGGTAAGAAAAACCATTTTATCGAAGGTGTTTTCCTGCAGGGTGAAATCAAAAATAGAAATGGACGAATGTATAGAGCAGAAACTCTGGAAAGAGAAGTTGCTAAATACAACGAGTCCTACATTAGTAAAGGTCGCGCATTAGGGGAGTTGGGTCATCCAGATGGTCCTACTATTAATCTTGATCGCGTATCTCATCTAATCACTTCTCTGCAAAGAGAAGGCAACAACTTCATGGGAAAGGCAAGACTTCTCGATACCCCTATGGGTAATATCGCTAAGTCTCTACTCGATGAAGGTGTTAAACTCGGCGTTTCTTCTAGAGGACTAGGGTCCATTAAGGAAGAAGGCGGAGTTAAAATTGTTGCTGACGACTTCATGCTCGCAACTGCTGCTGATATTGTAGCAGATCCATCCGCTCCTGATGCTTTTGTTAATGGAATTATGGAAGGAAGAGAATGGGTCTGTGCTGGTGGTGCAATCCATGAGCAACAGATCGAGCTGATTAAAAGAAGAATTGATAACGCACATCGTAATCAATTGGAAGAAATGAAAATCTCCGCGTTTTCAAACTTCATGAAAAATCTTTAATCATAAATAACTATAGCAAAACCGCACGTTTGTACCCAGGAGACTATAAATGTCACAAGAGATTGAAACAAATCTGGATGAATCGAGTGTAACCGCTGGCGCTAAAGCTGCTGAACCACAACCCAAACTGGGTGCTGACGGTAGTAGTCTCGCTGGTGTGCAAGACCTCGGTGGTCCTACACCACAGAATAGCAGACCCACAGATGACAGCAATAAGTATAAAACTGTTGCTGGTGGAAACGCTACTTCACCAACCACAAAACCTTCCGATGCATCGGCAAGTAAGCAGGACGCATTGTCCAAGAAGCCTACTTTCGATCATGTAGAAGCAGATGGTGAAGTGATTGCTGAAACAGAAGCAGTCAAAGACACCGTAATTGAAGTGGATCTTTCCGCTGACGTTGCCGCTCTCACCGAAGGTGAAGAGTTGTCTGAAGACTTCAAAGAAAAAGCAAAGACTATCTTTGAAGCTGCAGTTGTTTCCCGTCTCAATGAAGAGATGGAGCGTATGCACGAGGACTACGCTAAAGTCCTTGAAGAAGAAATTGAGTCCGTTAAGTCCACTCTGGCTGAATCAGTCGATGAGTATCTAACGTATGCAGTCGGTCAGTGGATGACCAAGAATGAGCTCGCCATTGAGCACGGTATCAAAACCGAAATGGCAGAGTCCATGCTTACAGGACTCAAGCAAGTTTTCGTGGAGAACTATATTGATCTCCCCGAAGAAAAAGTTGATGTTGTAGAAGAAATTCAGACACAACTTCAGACCATGGAAACAAAACTCAACGAGTCTATTGAAGAAAATGTCGAGTTGTCAAGACATCTCGGCGGCTATATCAAGAATGGGATTGTGACAGAAATCGCTGAAGGTTTAAGTCTCTCACAACGTGAGAAGCTTACGTCCTTAGCGGAAGCTGTTGAGTTTGAAAATGAAGAAACTTTTAAGAATAAAGTTTCTACCCTCCGTGAATCATATTTCTCCACTAAGCCTGAAGTGACTACTGTCACTGAAGATGTCCAAGTAGAGAACGCACCAACAGGCGAAGCAATGTCGGCGTATGCTGCTGCTATCTCCCGTTGGAGTAAGTAAAGTTTATTTCACCTAACCTAAAAGACAAAATGTTTAACGCAGAACATCTCCAGGAAAAGTGGAACCCCATTCTTGAGCACAGTGAGCTCGATCCTATTAAGGATACATACAGAAAGGCGGTTACCTCGGTCCTCCTGGAAAACCAAGAAAAATTCCTCCGTGAAGAGCGTGGGATGATCAACGAAGCAGCACCTACCAACTCTTTGGGTGGCGCTGGTTATACTGGTGGTAGCACCAACACTGGTCCTGTTGCAGGTTTCGACCCTGTGCTGATCAGCCTCATCCGTCGCTCCATGCCTAAGCTTATTGCTTATGACATCTGCGGTGTGCAACCAATGACTGGTCCTACTGGACTGATCTTTGCAATGCGCTCCACTAAGGGCACCAACAGAGACATCAACAACAGCGGCGTTGAGACTTTCTTCAACGAAGTTGACTCCGAGCATTCTTCCGAGAATAGTGCAAACGGTCTTGCATCCAACACTCAGACTGGATCTAATCCTGGTCTGCTTGCTGATGGTGCTGGTCAGTACACGATCGGCGGTCAGGGCATGACCACTGCTCAGTCTGAAACACTGGGTGATGGCGCTTCTAACCACTTCAACGAAATGGGCTTCTCGATTGAGAAGGTCACCGTTACTGCGAAGTCACGCGCTCTGAAAGCAGAATACAGTCTTGAGCTTGCTCAGGACCTTAAGGCAGTCCATGGTCTGGACGCCGAAAGCGAGCTTGCAAACATCCTCAGCACTGAAGTGCTGGCAGAGATCAACCGTGAGGTTGTCCGTACTGTTTACAAGATTGCTCGTCCTGGTGCTCAAAACAACACTGCTACTGCTGGTGTGTTTGACCTTGACGTTGACTCCAACGGTCGCTGGTCTGTTGAGAAATTCAAAGGTCTTCTCTTCCAAATCGAGAGAGACATGAATGCGATTGGTCACGAGACTCGTCGTGGGAAAGGCAACATCCTCATCTGCTCTGCTGATGTGGCATCTGCTCTGTCCATGGCTGGTGTGCTTGATTACACCCCTGCTCTGTCTGGTAACAGCAACCTGCTTCCAGATGACAACTCCAGCACCCTTGCTGGTACACTTAACGGACGCATTAAGGTCTACGTTGATCCTTACTCTGCTAACGTTTCTGACGCACATTTCTATGTTGCTGGTTATAAGGGTTCTAGCGCCTATGACGCTGGTCTCTTCTACTGCCCATATGTGCCTCTCCAGATGGTCCGTGCTGTTGGTCCTGACACCTTCCAGCCCAAGATCGGATTCAAGACTCGTTACGGCATGGTTGCTAACCCTTATGCTGAGGGTCTTGCCCAAGGCATGGGCGCACTTACCGCTAACGCCAACCGTTACTACCGTCGTGTTAAGGTCACCAACCTCATGTGATCCTTGCGTTACGCAACACAACGTTACATTGGAGACCCGAAAGGGTCTCTTTTTTTATGGTTTTGCATACAATATACGTCATTTTCACAAATGTTATATACGATACATAAAGTTTCCTAAGTAGTTATAGAATTGGAGGGAGAGTCATGACCCCAAATATATCTTGAGTATGAGTACACGCTTGCGAAGGAGTATTAAAATGCATAACATTCTATCCAGATCACAAATGGATCAATGGCGGCACTTTGAAGACACCATCGATGAGATGGATGTTGAAATGCAACGCCTTAATGATTATTATGAATGTCTAATTGAATGCGATATCAGTAGTCAGACGCAATGTAAACGTATTTGTCGAGGTGTCCTTATGTGAGTAAGACCACACAGTAGACTGATAAAAGACCCTGTGGTGGGGTCTTTTCTGTTAAATACTGATATCGATGTTAGTATGAGATTGACCCAATGCCCCGTAGTACTATGTTAAAGGTTGATCTACTTGCAAGACTATATAAATTGAAGACCGAATTATATACTAACGAGACGAATCCCCAGTCAGGTAAGACAGGACAATGGCAGGATGGTGCTCACTATGCCTATAATGAAGTCCTTAAAGTATTAGAAGAATACAGACTATGAAAGACATGGATTTTATTGATGATCTCCTTAAGAAAGTGTCTCGAATGAGACATGATATCCTGATGGAGGAACCATGCCCAATCTATGATGCTGATGAGAAAGATTGGGAGGATTTCTGGCATGGAAAAGAACTTCACTAGAGAAGAATGCCAGGAGATGATTGATGATGCCATACGAAAACACAATCGTAATGCTGGAATTATCAGTATGTGTGTTGGTTGGGTTGTTCTTTCACTTTTTGCTGAGGGTCTTCTTCGACTTATCGGAGTGATCCCACCACTACTACCAGGATTGAAGATCGTATTATAAATACCAGTATCTAGGTATATAACGATGTCGGGCTTTAATTCACAAATTGAAAATAGAAACTTTCTGTCACCTATTGGATTTAAATTTACCTTAGGTAAGTATCCGAAGGTGGCATACTTCTGTCAGTCTGCCAACGTCCCTTCAATCACAATGAGTACCCCCATACAATCGTCTCCTATGAGAGGGTTGCCTATAGAGGGATTCATGGATTACGAACCGCTGAATCTACAGTTTCTTATTGACGAAGATCTAACTAACTACATGATCATGCACAACTGGATACGTGGATTAGCCACACCTGATGGTGGATATGATCGTATAGAATTTGATACAAAAATGAAAACACTGTATGGCAGTGTTGGTGAGCAAAGTGCTGATGGCACGCTGACTGTGCTCAACAGTAACTTCCAAATGAATTTTAATGTGGTCTTTCAGAACCTAATACCTACTAGCTTGTCGGCACTAGAATTTAATGCTACAGTGGATGGCACAGAGTATGCCATGGGTCAAGTATCGTTTAAATACTTGAAGTATGAGATACAAGAGACCACCACTTACAAACGCGACAAGCGACTTAGTTAATGAATCTAGACAAAATTGAGGAGATGTGGGCAAAGGATTCTGAGAGATTCTTTGATCATAGGGAGTTGCCTGAGTTACTGGCAAATGACAGTATGGAAACTCCTAGACTCCATGCAAAGTATTTGCAATTTATTAATCAATTCAAACTGATGCTATCAGAAGCAGAGGTAAAGCGCAAGGTATTACTGCGTGAGAAGTTTGAATACTATTCAGGTAAAGCACCTGCCACAGTCTATAAAGAAAAACCTTTTCCACTGAAAGTGCTTAAGGGTGATCTCAATATATACATTGATAGTGACCCAGACTTAACTAAAGCACAACAGAAAATAGACTACCTCGAAACTTGTATAAATTGTATTGATAGGATACTTAAACAGATCGACAGTCGTGGATTTGCAATTAAGAATACTATTGAAATTGTGAAGTATTATGGAATCAGATGATTACTATCGAAAAGAAAAATGAAGTTTTTCTTAAAGTCGAAGGTGAGCAACATTTACATAAAGAACTAAGCGAGCACTTCCAATTTGAAGTGCCTGGTGCAAAGTTTATGCCTCAATATAAGAGGCGTATATGGGACGGTAAGATCCGCTTATATTCTCCTGGTACTGGGGAGATATATGTGGGTCTTTTTGATTATGTGTGTGAGTATCTCGATGATAAAGGATACGAATATCGAATCAAAGATAGTAAATTTTACGGACTACCCACTGAGGAAGAAGATTATGTCTCACCTGAAAGCATTGCGTCTTTTATTAGATCTTTGGGATTGCCATTTAAGATACGCGACTATCAACTCAAAGCAGTTTTCACGGCAATTAAGCAACGTCGCAAGTTACTACTATCCCCCACGGGATCAGGAAAATCCCTGATCATTTATTCCCTGGTGCGATGGCATCTTAAGAGTAAAAGACAGATACTTATCATTGTCCCTACAGTCTCTCTAGTCTCTCAGTTGACGCAAGACTTCAAAGACTATGGGTGGAAAGCAGATCACTATGTCCATCAGATCATGGGAGGCGCTGAGAGGTATGTAGATGCCCCTGTAGTGATCTCTACATGGCAATCCATATACAAAGAACCTAGAAAGTTTTTTGAAAGGTTTGATGTAGTTATTGGAGATGAAGCACATCTCTATAAAGCAAAGAGTCTTTCAGGCATTCTAAACAAATGCCACGATGCTAAGTATAGAGTCGGGCTGACAGGCACGTTGGATGGTTTGCACAGTCACCAGCTTGTGCTTGAGGGTTTGTTTGGACGCTGCGACAGGGTGACCACAACTGTGGACCTGATGAAGAAGGGGCAATTAACTCCTTTGAAGGTAAAGGTCCTTCTATTGCAGCATGGTCATGTGCCATTCGATTCATATCAACAGGAGATGGATTATATAGTATCTCAACCTAAGAGAAATAATCTAATTTGTAACCTTGCGAAAGATTTAGATGGCAATAGTCTCATCCTATTCAACTATATCGAGAAGCACGGTGACCCATTATGGGACATGCTAAATACTAAGGTGGACAAAGATCGAAAGATCTTTTTCATACATGGGGGCGTTGATGCTCTTGAGAGAGAAGAGGCACGAAAGATATGTGAGCAAGAAAAGGATGCAATTATTCTTGCTTCATACGGCACCTTCTCAACTGGAATCAATATTAGAAACCTACATAATGTAATATTTGCTTCCCCAAGTAAATCACGAGTAAGAAACCTCCAGTCCATTGGACGTGTCTTGCGTAAAGGAGATAACAAAGCACAAGCAGTGTTGTATGACATTGCCGATGATTGCTCCAGAGGTAACAGACACAACTACACTCTCAGACATCTTATTGAAAGATTAAAAATCTATGATGAAGAGAAATTTGATTATGAAATCACGAAGGTAAATCTACGAAAATGATTAATTACATTCGACACGATAATGAATTCTATGGCATCGTTAAATTGATCTCTGGCGAGGAGATCATGGGTGTCATGATCGCTACAGATGAAGAAGAAACCACAGTCATTTATGTTTCAGATCCATTGTGTCCAACCTTAACTCCCATTGATAAAGATGGTCAGCAAGGATTGATTGCAGGATTTGTCAAGTGGATGCTCTGGTCTGACGAAGAGTTTTACATTATCAATGAATCCGACATTGTAACCATCGCCCCGATGTCCACTGAGGCAATCATGATGTATAAAATGTGGTGGAGGAAAGAGAATGGTGAAACCGCAACTGATCCCAATCCAGTCCCTGCTAATGAAAACATGGGTCTAGTGGGTAAAGTCTCAGAGATGAGAAAGAAACTAGAAGATCAATGGAAGAACTCTAAGTAGTACCTTTCCAACCCTTACATGGTTGATTATAATTATTATTATTCAATCTGTCAAGCTTGACATTATCTCATTAGATGTTATTATGTATTGGTGAGTTAACAATTACATATGAATTTAATGACTCCTAAGAAGAAACAGCATTACGTTGACAACAAGAAATTTCTTGAGGAGATCATCAAGTATCGAGATGACGTTGAGTGTTGCAAACTACAAGACAGACCCAAACCTAGGATTACACATTACCTAGGGGATTGCTTCCTAAAGATTGCTACCCACCTGTCATATAGACCTAACTTTATTAACTACATGTATAAGGAGGATATGATCTCCGATGGTGTAGAAAATTGTGTGCAGTATATCGACAACTTTGATCCCGCTAAATCAAGAAACCCATTTGCATACTTTACGCAGATCGTTTACTATGCTTTCCTGAGAAGGATTGCTAAAGAGAAACGGCAAATGGATATCCGAGACAAACTTATCGAGAAGAAAGGATACGATCAAGTATTCCATTCCGATGATAACGACAATCACTCTGAATTAAATTCAATTAAGAATAGAATTGAAACTAATATGAGACACTAATGTTTGATATCCCAATTAAGAAAGGTTTTATCTCTGGCACTCCAAAGGAAATTCAACTGACGTGGGAAATCTTACAAGACATATGGGGATCTTGTGATAGAGGTGCTTGGTCAGGTGAGACAGGGGTAAGTACTGGACAGCAGACACTAGATCTACATACCTATCAAGAGTTTGACTGGATTATAGGTCAGATGTTTCCTCATGTAATTGAATACTGGGACAAAGACCTAGGATATGCCCCTACAGATATCCAACCAGTTGCAGCATGGGCAAACCTACATGAAGATGGTGACTGCACACAAGAGCATTCCCATAGTGCTGGCATCCGTCAAGCACATGTTTCATCGGTCTTCTATCTGAAGAAGGGTGAGGGTGGAGACATTGAATTCTGTGACCCTCTGGATCACATTCGGCGGTTTACCCCCCTTGCTAGATCCGTGGATGATGCTATACTATCTGACTCGATGCCTTCCCTTACAGGCGACTTCCTTTTGTTTCCTGGTTGGTTAAGGCATCGCACACAACCTGCAATTGGAAAGCGGGTAGCAATTTCGATTAACTACAATGGATTCTAATCAACAGCAAGAGTGGATCGATGATGCATTCTATATTAAAGAGACCCGTTATGGTCTCTTTACAAGCGTTATGAAGAGCGGTGAAAACTTCCTTACAGGCGCTACTCGCGAAGGTGTGCTTTCCATGTCACGATGGCACCTAAAGTGTGAGCAGGACGGCACTTTGCATCTATATACAAGAGTTGTTGGCGACTCTTACGTCTCAGGAAAACTCTAATGCAGAATTACATACAGGAATACTGGTCTGGCAAGCAAGTGTCAGTTACCGAACTGGTCCAAGCAGTTGCCGAATCCGTAAAAGGGACCTATACTACGTCTACAGTCGTCAATCCCAAGGGCGGCAATACCAAGAGAATAGTAATCGAGTATGAAGATCCTTCTGATAACTGATCAACACTTCGGCGTTCGGAATGATAATCTCTTCTTCCAAGAGCTTTACAGAAAATTCTATTCTGAGGTTGTCCTCCCCTACATTGACCGAGAGGGTATCACTCAAGTAATTTGCTTAGGGGATACCTTTGATCGTAGAAAATTTGTAAACTTCAATAGTCTGGATGCAGCACGGGAGATGTGGTTTCAACCACTAGCAGACCGTGGTATTCGTATGTCGATGATCATAGGTAACCATGACATCTACTACAAGAATACTCTCAAGGTCAATGCCCCTGAGTTGCTGCTTTCAGACTACAATAATATTGAGGTTATCACAGAACCTACTGCTAAGAAGTTTGGTAAGAGAAACTTCCTATTAATTCCCTGGATATGTGATGGAAATAGAGAGAAGGTATACTCTAAATTGAAAGCGTCTAAGGCATCTGTGTGCCTAGGTCACCTTGAGTTGAATGGATTTGAAGTCATACCTGGATTGAAAATGGATCATGGGTATGATCGGCAACCATTTGAGAAGTTTGATCTGACATGCTCTGGTCACTATCACATGAAAACTAATCAGGGACCGATCCATTATCTCGGTAATCCCTACCAATTATATTGGAATGATTACGGTCACGATCGTGGGTTTCATGTCCTAAATACTGATGACCTTGAATTGGAATTCATTACGAATCCATTCAATACATTTAATAAGATTTATTATAAGGATGACATTGATGTCTCTACCTTTCCACAGTTAGAAGGCACTTACGTTAAACTAATTGTAGGTGAGAAGCAGGATCAAGTTAAGTTTGATAGGTGTGTAAGAAAACTCCAGCAAGTAAATTTGGCAGACTTGAAGATCGTTGAAGACGTGACTCAAGAAACTGGTGAAATTGATGGGGAGATTGAAGTAGAAGATACTCTTTCCATCCTTGAGTCGTGTGTATCAGAATTTACTAATCGTGAAGAGATCTTTAGTATTCTAAAATCCTTATATGTAGAGGCACTGGAGGTGTAATTGTGTTTGTTTTAACTGAAACCGTCTCTGGTGGCGTCTATGCTGTCAGAGATGATGAGGCAGTTGAAAGAGTGGTACAACTATTCGTTGACAAGGACGACGCAGAACGCTATTATATGCTCTTGAAGGCTTCTGACTACGACCGAGACCTAGTTGTCTCTGAAGTAGAAGAGGAGATGGTCAAAGAAAACTGCCGACAATACGGATACCGTTTCTGTATCATCGGCACCGACGATTTTGTTATTCCACCACCCCAAAAATGATTGTATTTGAAAAGATTCGTTGGAAAAACTTTCTGTCAACTGGAAACGCATACACAGAAATGATTCTCAACGAATCCAAATCACATCTTGTGGTGGGATTGAATGGTGCTGGTAAGTCAACGATGCTAGATGCGTTGACTTTTGTGCTATTTAATAAACCATTCCGAAAAATTAATAAGGGACAACTGATCAACAGTATCAATGAGAAAGACTGTGTTGTCCAAGTAGAGTTTAGGATCGGTGCTGTCTCTTACATGGTGGAAAGAGGCATCAAACCAAACATATTTAAGGTCTATAGAAACGGATCATTGCTGGATCAGGACGCTGCTAATAAGGACTACCAGAAGTATCTGGAGCAGAGCATCCTTAAGTTTAACTATAAGTCATTCACACAGGTTGTTATCCTAGGTAGCAGCACATTTGTGCCCTTCATGCAACTACCTGCAGCACACCGTCGTGAGGTCATTGAGGACCTACTTGATATTCAGATCTTCTCTAAGATGAATGCTCTGTTGAAGGACAGAGTTAAGGATAATAAGGACTCTATGACTGAATGTAGGCATGAATTGCAACTAGCAGAGCAGTCAGTCAATCACCAGCGATCCTCTATCAATAAGATGGAGCAGATGGTGCAGTTTCAGATCACAAAACTGCAGGATAAAGTCAAAGAAAACAAGAAATCACTGCGTAAAATCAAGTCTGACGTAAAAGATAACAACAATAGTATTTCTAAACTTGCTGATAAGATTAGTGATCAACGTGAAGTGCAGGGTAAGTATGATGGTCTGCGTGATATGCGAGCAAAGATCGAGCAGAATAGGAATAAAGCAGAAAAAGACTATAAATTCTATACAAAACATGATCAATGTCCTACGTGTGAGCAACCTCTAGAGGATAGGCACAAGGCAAAGATGCTAGTGGATGCTAACTCTCGTAAAGTCAAGTTTACTGAGGGGTATACGAAGATTGATGAGACAGTATCGACCCTATATGACACTCTACGTGACATGAAAGGGTGTGGTCAGAGTATTGTCACCTTACAAAATGAGATCATTGCCTTGAATAAGGAGGAAGAGCGTCTCAATAAAGAGAATAAGAAGATTGGTAAGGAAGTTTCTAAAGAAATGCCTAATATTGATGCTGAGAAAGACAAACTAGATGATCTTGAGACTCACTTCCAAGAAAACATGGTGAGGTGTGCTGGAGTAAGTAAAGAGTCTGACAATTATAAAATGGTATCTGCTCTCCTCAAAGATAGTGGTATCAAAAGTAAAGTTATTAGCAAGTATGTGCCTGTTATTAACCAGCAGATCAATAAATATCTCCACAAGATGGATTTCTTTGTCAACTTTAACCTTGATGAAGAGTTTTCTGAGGTAATTAAGTCTCGTTATCGCGATGACTTCTCATATGCATCTTTCTCTGAAGGTGAGAAGCAGAAGATTGATCTAGCACTTCTGTTTACTTGGAGAGACGTTGCAAAGATGAAGAATTCTGCATCAACAAACCTTCTTATTCTTGACGAAGTGTTTGATTCTTCACTAGATACTCAAGCAACTGATGAATTGATGAAGATTCTAAGAGGATTAGACTCAACTACTAATCTATTTGTCATCTCGCACAAGGGTGACATACTTTTAGATAAATTTGACAGCATCGCCACCTTCAGCAAGGTCGGAGACTTTTCTAGTCTCACTCAAGACAGTCTATAAAGCGGCACACTGGGTCTCTCAACCACGGTTGGGGGTCCTATACTGTATGCATACAACAAAACAAGCATGAAACTGACAGATGTTAAAGGCACTCTTGCCAGACTCCTTGCCGCTGAGAATCTAGTGGTAGAGCACAAGGCAGTAAGTACCGCATCCTTTGATGTTGCCAAGCGTGTGTTGATTCTTCCTATCTGGAATGTGAAAGAGATTGTATATAATCTTCTAGTCGGACACGAAGTCGGACACGCCCTATTTACTCCCAATGATGATAAGTTTGATCAATTCCCTTGCCCCAAATCCTATGTAAATGTAACTGAGGACGCACGTATTGAGAAACTTATGAAGCGTAAGTTTCCTGGTCTTGCTAAAGACTTCTACGGTGGTTACAGGCAACTGCATGAAGACGATTTCTTCAGTGTGAAGGAGATCAATACAGGAACTCTAAAACTAATTGACAGAATCAATCTATACTTCAAACTTGGTGCAAATGCATTCATGCCTTTCACTGATGATGAGGCATTATTACGTGATAAGACTGGTGTAACAGAGACATTTCAAGAAGCAATTGATGTTGCTGAGGAAATCTACAAGTTTGAGAATAGTGAGAAAGAAAGTAAGCCATTGACTGACATACCCACAGAATCTCCTACGGGATCTGATGGTGGTGAAGGTGACGAGAGTGATACTGAGCAGGATACCAGCGAGTGGTTTACTGATACTCCTCCCAGTGAGGACTCAACAGGCGATGCTGACCTAGACACACCTTCTTATGACATGGGTGGTGGTGAGGAATCACTCACTGATAGTGCATTATCTGATGCTATCGGTGATACTGCTAGCACATCTACGAAAGATGAAGTAAGATATGTTGAAATTCCCTCAGTAGATCTAGATCACGTCATCATTGATGCTCATACTATTAATAGTATGACAGAGCAATACTGGGGTATGGAAATGAATAGTGAGGCAGACTGGACTATTGCTGATGCTAAGTGGCGTAAATTTAAGAAAGAATGTGGACGTGAAGTCTCATATCTTGCTAAAGAATTTGAGATGAGGAAGTCTGCATCATCATATGCACGTCAGAGTCAGTCTAAAACTGGTGTATTAGACACCACAAAACTGCCCACATACCTTTTCAATGAGGATTTGTTTAAGAAAGTTACTGTCCGTCCTGATGGTAAGAATCATGGTCTGATCTTCCTACTGGATTGGTCTGGATCTATGGCAGACATCATTCATCCAACAATCCAACAGTTGATGTCTCTCTGCTTCTTCTGTCGTAAGGTTGGCATCCCATTTGATGTATATTCATTCATCACTGATTCATCATACGCAAACATTAGAGACTATACTAGAGACGAGCCAGGTAAAGAGGGCACATTCTACATCGCTCCACAATTCCATCTTCTTAATTTGTTGAGCAGTAGTCTTAACAGCAAAGAGTTTGAGAAGTATGCCAACAATCTGTATCGTGTTGGTCTGATATGGGACCAACGTTATGGCCAGGCATACTATACACCACGAGAAGTGCCTGACTGTCTCCCTCCTCACATGATGTTAGGTGGCACTCCATTGAATGAAGCATTGATGTGTATGCAGAGTCTCATCCCACGATTCAAGGCAAAGAATGATGTTGAAAAGTGTCATGTCAGTGTCTTATCTGATGGAGAAGCATGTTGGTCTGGTGAGTGGGTGCAGTTGACCTATCAATTCAACCCTGAGAAAGATCCAGCAATCGTCAGATCAGCATGTAGGGCTAATACTTGTGTCCGTGATCGTAAGACAGGTCGTACATATAACCCACCATCATGGGGTAACTGCTTGACTGAGACTCTTCTTAAGTCATTGAAGGGACGTTTCCCACAGTGCAACTTCACTGGTTTTAGGATCGGTAATACTCGTGAGATCTATAATATGCTTAGGTTTTACAACGATATGCCTATGTCTGAGACCGATAAGTTGAGACTGGAGTTTGCTAAGTCGAAGTCTGTCGCTGTTGAGATGATGGGATTCCAAGATTTATATTTAATACAATCCAAGGACATGCAGGTTGACACGACATTCGATGTAGACGATGATGCAACTAAGGCACAGATCAAAAATGCCTTCAGGAAAACACTCAAGTCCAAAGCATCTAACAAGAAGATCCTTTCATCCTTTATCACTCAAATTGCATGAATATTTTTGCCGTCCATGATGATCCTGTCTTGTCTGCAACAGAATTGCCTGACAAGCATGTAGTTAAGATGCCACTGGAGTGCTGTCAGATGCTGGCAGTAGTATTCAGCAAGTGGTATCTTAACTGTGGCGTTATTGTCAAGAGAGATGGGACTGAGTATGCTACGGAAAAGGGAGCATTTCGTAACCACCCATGCACTAAATGGGTTGCTGAGTCACCACATAACACCCAGTGGTTGATTGCACATGGTCTAGCCTTGTGTGAAGAGTATACATATAGGTATGATAAGATGCACGGGTGTCACCCTTCATTGACACTTGCTGGTCTCAACTACCAGTATGGATGCCCTGATAAGCACACTCCTTTCGCTCGTGCTATGCCAGAAGAATGGAAATTTGATGATTCCATCTCCACCCATGAAGCATATCAACGGTATATTGCTAGCAAGCCATGGGTGCCAACCAACTACCTAAGGCAACCACATAACAAACCGTCCTGGGTTGACTGTTATGCCCCTCTACCTACGCTATAATTACAAAGTAATCGAGAGACACCATGCAAGCCACCACTGATCAAGTCGCCAACTATATCCGCGAGGAGTTTGGTAACGAGGTTAAGTCAGAGCAGTTACTGAAGGCAGCAGACCACTTTGATCTCACATATCAGACTGTTGTCCGTCGTCTGTCTGACTTTAAGGTTAGTCGTGGTAAATGGAATCTCACTATTGATGAAGTCCGAGAGCAACTGGAGACTACCGTGGTCGATCAACCTTCCTTAGTGCCATCAAAGGACAAAAACTATGTCCCGTTTGGCAACTTCTCTGACCTGAAGAAGATCCTCAAGTCTAAGATCTTCTACCCTACTTTTATTACTGGTATGTCTGGTAATGGTAAGACTCTGGGTGTTGAGCAAGCATGTGCTTCTCTTGGTCGAGAATTAATCCGTGTAAACATTACTGTAGAAACTGATGAAGACGATCTTATTGGTGGGTTTCGTCTTGTGGACGGCAACACTGTCTGGCATAATGGTCCAGTCATCGAAGCGTTACAGCGCGGCGCGATCTTGCTCCTTGATGAGATTGACCTTGCCTCCAACAAAATCCTTTGTCTACAATCCGTGTTAGAAGGCAAGGGTGTCTTCCTTAAGAAGATTGGTAAGTATGTGACACCTTCTGCAGGTTTCAATGTCATCGCTACTGCCAACACTAAAGGTAAAGGATCAGATGATGGTCGTTTCATTGGCACTAACGTGCTAAATGAGGCATTTCTGGAGAGATTCCCTGTAACTTTGGAGCAAGAGTATCCCTCTCCTGCAATGGAAACCAAGATGCTCAATAACTATTGCGCCGAGTTGCAGTGTTGTGATGACGATTACATCAAGAATCTTGTTACGTGGGCAGACATCATCCGCAAAACATTTGATGATGGTGGTGTCGATGAGATCATCTCAACCCGTCGTTTAGTCCACATCATTCGTGCATACAGCATTTTTTCTGATCGTTTGAAGGCAATCAAGGTTTGTCTCAACCGATTCGATGATGAGACCAAGCAATCTTTCATCGAGTTGTATGATAAGATTGATGCTGATGTTGACGTGTCAGTTGACAATCCCCTCAATCTCTGATAGTCTTTTAAAAACAACTATACTATGGCAATAAATCGATATGATGAGGACAAAATCCTCCAGGAGTTGAAGGATTACATCTCCTCAACCTACAGTCAACACTACTCTGCTGGTGTTGACGGTATTCAAACGCTTGACCTAATTCAAGCATGTGGTGATGCAGAATCATTCTGCAGATCCAATATTC